GATGGCATGATCATGCCGATCATAACTGCAGCAGCCTTGTGCATAGGCTTCGTGATGAAGAAATGGATGCCGACAGATGACAAGTGGATACCTACAGTGCTGCTTGTCCTGGGTGCAATAAGCGGTGCGATCCTGTTCGGAGTCGATTACGAAGGAATTGTTAAGGGCATGGTTTCCGGACTCGCTGCAGTAGGACTGCATCAGGTATTCAAACAGCATATGAAATTGGAGCTTCAGACTTCATTTAATGGCGATGGCGATGACATGTATGAGGTGAACGAAGATGAAGATCAGAACGGAATGTCCGAAGAAGAATAATAAATACTACAACAATAAAAGTCATGGCGGTCTGAGCGATGCAGTCAATGGATATCCGATGATCAGTGGACTTACTGTCCTCGATAATTGTGTCGGATGGGCAAATTCTCGCTTCAACGAGATCATTAACGATCCTAACCTTGATGGCCTTGTAAAGAAGTTCAAATATCAGCTTGTCTGTGATGCTGAAGATTTTATCGAAAGCGCAAAGAGACAAGGACTCAAGATCAATCCGACACCAATCGAAGGTGGCATCATGGTATGGCAGAAGGGAGCTACCCTTAGTTCAAGTGATGGAGCAGGCCATGTTGCTGTTGTTGAGCGTGTATATGAAGATGGCACGATCCTAACATCCGAGAGTGGATGGGCATCTTGGGCATTTAAGACAGTACGGAGAGACAACAATAACGGCAGATGGGGGCAGAATTCTGCATATAAGTTCAGAGGTTGTATCATTAATCCTGCTGTCAAAGATCCTAAAGTAGTGCCAGTGCCTCCACTGAATGTTGATGGCATTGGTGGAGCTTGCACAGTAAGAGCCATGCAAAGATTCTTCGGCACACTGCAGGATGGTGTCCTCTCAGGGCAAAACAAGAATTGCGCTAAATACTATCCTGCACTCAAGGCTGTCGAGTATGGCAAGGGTGGAAGCACCTGCGTGAAGAAGCTGCAGTCATGGCTTGGAATCACAGCAGATGGAGTGTGGGGGCAGAACACTTCCAAAGCACTGCAAAAGAAGCTTGGTGTCGATGCTGATGGTATTTTTGGCACTAACAGCATGAAGGCTCTTCAGAAGTTTCTCAACAAATATCAGAAGGTAACTGATGTTCCTGCACAGTCTACTCCCAGTGTAGAGCCGGACAAGGACAAGAAGGTATATAACTTCATCGATGTCTCTGACTGGCAAGGCGAGATAGACTGGGCAAAGGTCAAGGCTGATGGCATAGTTGGTGCAATTATTAGATATGCAGATGGCGATACTCTTGATACCAAGTTTGATCGCAATATGACTCAAGCAAAATATCATGGGTTGCATATTGGCGTGTACATTTATTCAAGAGCTAAGACGAAAGTTGAGGCAGAGAAGGAAGCTGAAAGGCTTTTTAAGGCTGCTAAAAAGTATGAGCCAGATATGCCATACTACATTGACATAGAAGAAAAGTCACTTGGCAAATATGCCGATACCGTGGCTGCGGCATTTCTGAACAAGATGGCTACATTCGGCGTGAGAGGCGGTGTTTATTCATACCTCAGCTATTGGGATAGCTATCTGACGAAGACTATGAAAGACTATTCTGCTTCTGCGTTCTGGATTGCTCAGTTCAACGACAAGATGACACACAAAAACCCATCACTGTTTGGTATGTGGCAGTACACATCGTCTGGCAGTGTGAATGGCATTAGTGGCAAGGTCGATAGAGATAAATGCTATGTGGCCTACTGGAAGAAGGAAACAGATCCTGGCGGCAAAGAGCCAGAGCCTGAGAAGAAAGCATACACAGGTGAATATCCATCAACAAAGCTTGAGAAAACACCACAGCAGGTAATCGATGATGCTCTGCTATTCAGTAAATGGATAGTCAATGACAATCGCTTCGGTTATGGCAGGCAAGGTGGATCTAAGTATAAAGACTGTAAGGCATACCACATAACACACAGTGGTGGCTGCCATTTCTGCGGAAGCAATGCTCACAAGATTGCTGAAGCCAAGAAGGCCGGATTAAAGGATCCTGAGCAGTGGGAATACACGTATGTATGCAATACATTCGTTCATGCCTGCTATGCTCACTCCGGTGTTCCATCCATGCTTAAAGCCAAAGGACATGCTTGGTGGATCAGTAGCTATCAGAAATCTAAGTATTGGACACAAATCAAAAAGCCTTCCAAGATTACAGATCTCAAACCTGGCGATCTTCTCGCCTGGGGAAGCAATGGTGGTACATCAGGTCACTTCTGTATGTATGTTGGTAACGGCAAGGGCAGAGAAGCAACAAGCAATGGACTTGGTGCAACATTTACACAGGCAAAGTGGAACAGTTCCATCCGTGAAACAGACTTCAGCAGACATTTTAAGGCTGCCACACATGTATTCCGTTTTACAGGCTCTATCAATACCACAGCTAATATCAAATATGGCGAAGTATCCGACAGGGTAAAGCTTCTCCAGGAATTTCTTAAATGGTATGGCTATGATATTTCAGCAGATAAGTGCTTTGGAGATGCTACTTTAAAAGCAGTCAAGAAGTTCCAGAAGGAGCAGGGCATTACTGTTGATGGCATTGTTGGCTCTGCAACTATTGCCAAAATGAAAAGTGTTAGAAAGTAGGTGATCAAATGAGCAATACAATAACAGCATATTTCAAAGGCAGAGTAGGTGTTGCGGAGTCGGTCTATCAGAACGATTATGGCATTGTCATGGCATTTGACAGCATAGATCTTCCGGCACACTTTGACTGCTACTTTAGCAGGCTCAATCAAGAGGAAGCTTTGCCTGGTCTTGGTGCAGACAACAGGGTAACTATTCCTAACAGCATACTGGCGAATCCAGGGAATGTGACCATACACATTCCTCTTCATATCGGTGCAAACGATAGCGAAGTCGAATACATAGTTTATTTCAAGGTTATAGGCAGAGCAAGACCTATAGACGATGGCACTCCTACACAGATGACAGCTATTGAGCAAGCTCTTGCGCTGCTGCAGAATCCTATAACCAACATCGAACAGATCGTAAACGAAGCTCTTGCTTTTACCGGAGAAACATTTGAAGAGATGCAGGAAGATCTTGACGAATGGAAAACCGATGTCGAGTCTGACTTTGATAATCTTGATGCTCAGTTCCAAACTGCTGTTGCTGCGGTAACCACGGACACTGAAGTCACAAACATCAGAGTAGGCGATGACAATGTCATATATACCACTGCAGGCGAGGCTGTCAGAACGCAATTTGCTAACGTAAAGAGCGATATTAACAACAAAATAGATTCTGTTAGAAACGTAAATTTAAACAACAATCCTTTTTATGATTCCATTTTGATGGACTACCCAACACCATCACTTACAAGCAGAGATTGGGGGTTCTCATCTGAGCCAACGTCATATAGCGTAGCAGATGGTAAGCTAACATACTCACCATCGGCAAGGTCAGCAAAACTTGCGAAGAATTTTTATTTCACGCAGAACCACAAATATTATATGTATCTGCCTATCACATCATCTTCACAAGACGCTTTTGCTGATATTATGGGTGTTTATGGTGGTGAGAATAAAGGGCACAAGAACTATGTAACTGACACTTTTACATTTACCTATTCAAGCCGATTTGCCTATTTAACAGTGCAGGGAGCGAGTGGATATTCCTACACGCTTGGGCAACTTGTGGTAATTGATCTAACAGAAACAGGGCTGTCTGAAAGCGAAGCAAAAATCATTACACAGTATTTGATAAGCAACGGGGCGGTAAATCAGGGTGAGTTCGTTGAGCGCAATACAATCACAGAGAACAAGAAAATAATATCTGTAAGAGCTTATGGTGCATATGGCGATGGGAAAGATTATACGGCAGAGATAGCGAATGCAATATCTGCTTGCCCGACAAATGGAATCGTATATTTGCCTTGCGGAGAGTATGTCGTTTCAAATATTGCTCTCAAGGATGATATGACATTCATGGGTGATGGCAAGGGGTCGGTTATTAAGTTTGCTAATAATGTCGCTACGGCAAATCAAAATTGCTTGTCTGTAAATAATGTTGAGAATGTAACAATAAAAGACGTTTTGCTTGATGGTAATAGAAGCAATAACGCTTCTCCTGCGGATAGTGCAGATGGTGGATATAATTGTATTCACATCAATGGCAGTAGCAATATTCTGATTGATAATGTGGTAGGAAAGTCAGCAGGCTATCACGGAATCATAATGGTAAATGCTCACGATGTTGAAGTTAGAAATTCAGAGTTTTACGATTGTGGATTCAGACCGATACACGGACATTCTGCCGTGAGCAACGTACTTATATCAAACTGCGAATGTCATAACAATGGCAATGGATTCGTTGAGGGTGGAGTAAGTACGGAGGGGTACGATGCCATATTCTTTTTCGATGATGCTGAAAACATTGCAATAAGTGATTGCTATCTGTACGATATAACAACACTTGCTGGTATTCAAATCGGTGGTGACCTTTTAGGCAACGGTAGCGCAAGCAGTAAATTCCTCATAGCAAACAACACTATTGATTGCGCTTCGACAATACATGGAATCCAGCTTATGGGGCAGGGAATATCTGATGTGCGAATCATTGGGAATCGCATAAACGGCAAAGTCGGAGTGTATGGGATAAATATCGGAGATAACAAGAACATAACTATTGCGGATAATAATATTATTGATTGCACACAGTTCGGGATAAGGTTTATTGACAAATATACCGACCTGATTATCTCAAACAATAATATCGTGAACGGTTCTCAATTCGGCATACATTTAGTTTCTGTGGATAGAGCAATAATTAATTCAAATAATGTTGCAGATTTTCAATTTTGCATAGTAACAGAGTCAAGCGACAACATTATCATCTCAAGCAACATCAGCGGTAAAATAGCTGACGATGCTTGCATATCATCGTTGCAAGCAAAAGCGTCCTGCAACAATGTGAAAATGATTTATAACATTGCTAATCAAGCGGTATCTAACAACAGCGTTGGTGGCATAGTGCTGTAACAAAGAACCAATTAAAGAAGAAGGTGATGACTTATGTACGTGACATGGCAATTGATAATATCGATCTGTGCAGGATTCTCAGCGATCTGCTTATCGGTGGGGTATCTCATCAAGATATACAAAGGGCTGAAGAAGCCAGGCGAGGATATGAAGACCAGTATCAGTGGTAACAAGACGATGATCACGCAGCACGAAGACAAGTTTAAGGACATAGATGAGAAGCTGAAGCATCTGGATAATGCGACTAACCTTATCATCCGGAGTCTGTTCACAGTGCTTGGTGAGCTGTCAGCTAACAATGATATCAACGGACACATAGCCAAAGCACAAAGTGAGATTCAAGAATTCTTAACTCCTGTAAAATAAATGGGATGTATGGTATAATAAAAGTAGCCAAAGCGTTGAAATTTCAAGGAGATAGAGACATGGAAGACTACAAGAAAGATACCATAAATGCTGAAGATTATAGAAGGGATGTGCCATATTCCGTATATAGGGATATGGCTATCCGCTATGAGAACACAGTGAAGAGATTTATAGTAGCCATACTTATAGCAATAGCTATGATAGTAGGCTCTAATGTAGCATGGCTGATAGTCTGGAATTCGTATGACTTCTCATCGGAATCATATACTATTGAGAATCACGATGATGGTAATGCGAATTATCTGGAGTCAGGGATGGAAGGGGTGATAAACAATGGCCTCAAAGATAGTGGTGAAACGGAAAACGGCAACTAAGCGTGATAGATCCAAAAGCAAAGGAACAGCACGAAGGAAAAAGGTTACTGTTCGTGCAAAAGGCAAGGGCAGTGCAAACTATGCTGCTGTGGCTAAAAGACCATGAGAGACTATTCAAAACTAAACTATTCTGATCTGCAAATAAGTGATGCTATAGACCGAGTGATTGTTGGCAAGAATGCCGACAGAAACAGAATAATACTTCGTCTAAGTTTATTGCATGGCTTCACATATGAGCAAATCGATGAATGGCTTAGTTTGAACGAGAGCCTGCCAGAGAGATACAAAATCAAGGTAAGGCAGATCGCAAGGGTAGTAAGCAGTGGCGAGAGAAAGGTATATGATCATTTGCATAATGACATGTAGATGACATGCAAATGACATCAAAGAGGCATCCTGCTGACATGGGCAGGGTGCTTTTTTATTGCGAAAATTTGAGCAGAAAGGCGGTGATGAACATGGCTTACATTGAATATAATCCGAATCCTGTTGGCAGGAAGGTTGGAGACTGCGCTGTTCGAGCAATCTCAAAAGCACTTAACATGGGATGGGAAGCTGCATTTATTGCGCTGACTATTAACTCTTTACAAATGGGGGATATGCCATCGAGCAATAGCGTGTGGGGATCCTTGCTTCGACAGTATGGATTCCGAAGGAAGAATATTCCTGATGAATGTCCGGCCTGCTACACAGTCGAAGAATTTTGTGCAGACAATCCACGTGGGATATTTGTGATCGGCACTGGAAACCACGTGGTCACTTGCATCGATGGGGATTGGTTCGATAGTTGGGATAGCGGTTCCGAAATAGTGCAGTACGTGTGGTACAGAAAGGAGAATGAATGATGGCTTACAACTACTTTCCGCAGAATTATCAGATGCCTGCATATTATCCGCAGGCACAGCAGGCACAGCCACAGCAGCAGGCAAGCACTGATATCAAATGGGTACAAGGCGAGGCCGGAGCTAAGAGCTATATGGTAGCACCTAACACAAGTGTGACTCTGTGGGATTCAGAGGCTCACACGATCTACATCAAGTCGGCTAATGCATCAGGACTTCCGAGTATGACAATCATAGACTACACCATACGCAATGACTC